AAGCGCAGTTAAGATAACCTCCTTAGGTAAAGTCCAATTCATTTTTTTATTACGACTATATTATATATCAATCCCTAATGTCATCTGGTACATTATCTTCACTACCAGAAACATACTTAGCATGTTCCTTTCTTTTTAACTTTCTTCTTGCCTTAGCACCAGCATCCATTGCCTTTTGTGGTTTTCTTTCTGCTACTTTCTTTTTGAAAGTAGGAAAACTTATTTTCTCTGTAACAGTCTCCTCTACCACCTCTCTAAACCAAATACCTTCACCACTCATTTCCCAACCAGCATCAATTGCTTCTTGATAAGTCATCTCCTTTTGCACTTCTTCGCCTACTGATCCTGTTAGATCTTGCTTATGAAGATTTTTATACCTATAGTTAATATTCTTCATTTCTCTTTTAGGTATATTATTAGTCTTTAATTTCTTTGCCTCACCATAAAGTTTAGGTCCACCTGCTTTCTTTTCTGCTGCAGCCTTCTCATTGGGATTAGTATTACCCTTAGCAAGATTACGCATCTTTGCTTTCTTTGATGCCTTCTTATGCTCTCCTTTATCTATTTCAAAACCAAAAGCCTCATCTTGATACTTCTTATACTTCTTCTTTGTACCTGGTTTGTAATGTGGTTTGTCACCTTTATTCTTTTGTGACCACATGATAGCAAACATATCTGATTTACTACCTTTAAATCTACCCTCTTTACGTGCTCTATCAAAGGCAGCAGCAGTGCCTCCTTTCTTTACACCTTTCTCCTTGTCACTTTTAGTGTGACCAAATCCAGGAGGTGATACTTCATTCAAAGTCATGTATACTCTCCGAGCCTCCTATAGAAAATGGGTTGTACTTATCAGTAGCAATCCTATACATCTTCTCATGCATAGAAATATCATCTGCTACTTCTTCCTCTGGTCTTGGTGGTTCATCGCCATTCTCAGGCAACCACTCTCCCTCATAAGTTGCAGTAGGCCATGAATCATATGGATGAGGTTCATCATCAAACCACGAATCATAGGGAAGTCTATGTCTAGGCATTAGTCACTTCCTCTATTACTATGCCTATCAGAATACCTGCCATCAGATGCCTTTTCAGTTGGATCTCTATGATCTTGCTTGGCAAGTTTTGCTCTATGTGCAGCAGCAGCTTTCTTCTGAGCAGCAGTAGGAGGCTTCATTGGGTTATCCTTACTTACATAAGAATCCTTACCATACTTAGCAGCAATCTGTTTCTTTACATACTCAAATGCTTTGTCTGTTGCTTCCTTTACTCCACGCTTTGCTTTATGCTCTGCAGTTCTTGCTTTCATAGCATCTAAACCAGGAGCACCCTTCTGCCCCTTCTTCTCCATCCACTTCTTAGTTCTCTTCTGAATTTTTTCACCTTGTCCTGAATGATAATCACCTTCATGAACAACTTCTTCTTTAGATAATTTATCTGTTGCCTTTCTAATACCACTCAATCTTTTGAGAATCTTCTTCTCTCTTTTAGGTGCATCTTTAGCAAGGGGTTTATTACCATGAGTCATTGATGTCATAGCAGCATCACTTGATGCATCCTTAACATAGTTTCCTAGAGTTCTTTTACTAAGTTCAGAAAGTTCTTCACCTTCTGGTTCATAACCCGCAACTATATCAGCACCAGCACCTGCTCTTACAGCTTGCATTTTCTTAAGAAGAACTTGCTTCTTAATCTGCATCTGTCTCTTTTCTTTAGATTTAATAGAAGGATCTTCTTTTTGAGGTTCTGGTGCTTCTGGTTTTACCTCCTCACTAAAAGGAGTCTCTAAGAATTGATTATAAGTTTTCATCTTACATCCCACGAGATCTCATAAACTCTTTGAATGCAGGAGAATCAATTCCTCTGGTAGGAGAACTCATTCTCTTTTCTCTTTTCTCATCATAACCACCTTTTCTTTCTCTCTTAGCCTTACGTGATTCTTCTTCACCTTTCTCAGGATTTCTTTGATAACCTTCTACTTTAAAATCAGCATCATTTAAATCACCTAATTCAGTTAGGTTTGCTGCTACCTGATCCCATAACTTACTCTCATAAGCATATCTATCATCAGATTTACTGGTGTCACCTTTCTTCTTAACTATATCAGCAGCAATCTTTGCCTTAGTTTTTTTATCTAAAGGTCTCTTATCTCTTTTCAAAGCACTAAGAACTTCTTTAGTTTTCTGCTTTTCATATGACTCACCATGCATACCAGTATGATACTTTTTCTTCTTCCAATTAGGATCGTCCTTATCTATCTCACCTCTTTCCTTAGCAGCATACTCTTTCTCTTTCTTAGCCTTACCTTTCTTACCATGATCACTATCATAGGTAGCATCTTTTGAGGCATCCTTAGACTTATCATATGCTCTGATAGCATCAACTGTCCTACGAGTATCCTTTACATCTACTTCCTTCTCTGAAATAATCTCAACATCTTCCTTCATCTCAGGATTAATCTTTATAGTATTCTTAACATTCTTCTCTGTAATCTTTTCATTCCTCTTCTTAGCATCTATAGGAATCTGTTCGTAGTTAGGAACTTCCTTAAGATCCTCTCTCCAATTAGAAAATGATTCTTTTTTAGTCTTAGGTGAACCAAATAACTCATCCTTCCTACGCTGCTTCTTCATCTTATCAACTGGGTTCAAAGAATTACCTTTCTTATCATAACCCCAATCCTTATCATCCTTAAGATGGTCAGCAGCTTTATATCCTTTATGACCTGACTTATAATTCTGATATGCCTTAGTGTTTGCTTTCTTATCAGCAGCAGTCACTACCAAACGAGTGTCTTTAGGTGCTTCTTTTTTTGCTCCACCATATACAGCTTCCTTATAAATCTGAGAAAGTGCGTGAAGTTGCTTAGTTTCTAGAGCCATGGTAAAAATCTACTACTTTTTAGCCTTATACTTATTTATAAATTGTTTTCCATAGGTAGAACCAGGAGTCATTTTCTCTGCGTATTTTAAGTAACCTTTAGTACCTACCAAAGTATTTGGTTTACCAGGAAGTCTATCTATCTTATCCATTTTCTTCTCAGAATATGCCTCAGAGACATCTTTTATCCAAGATTTAAACATAATACCACTCTCAGTCACACAAATCAAGTGATTTGCACCTCTTCTAGTAACTTTACCTACCAATCCAGTATGTAAACTCTCTACTAAGTCACCTCTTTTAAAGATTTCTTTATTATAATACTTCTCTCTGAGAGATGAATAGTCAAAACTTGGTGCTATTTCCCACAATTCTAAAGATTCTTTAACTTTTTTCTTATCTTTCTTATCAGTAGTAACTTCAAGACCCATTGATCTCTTCAACTCATTCCAAAGATTATTAATCTCCTCATCCCCTAAAGATGAAGGAACTCCTCTCTCAAAAGCTTTCCTATCATCATCCTTTACTGCTTTTCTTATCTTAGAAGCAGACATTCCCTCTACTCCTTCAGCATCTGAATCCCTAGTTCCCCCTGGAACTACTGCAATACTATCAAAATTATACAAATCTCCATTATATTTGGTAGCAAGGTTCTTAAATTCACCTAATCTATCAGACCCAACTACTATTGTTATCTCCTTATACCCTTCTTCTTGTGCTGTCATAAGA